TTTTGGTCTCTTCTTTATTCAGTTCAATGGAGTTCAGGCATAACTTATCAAGAAGGCTCTGTAGTAACCTATGACGGCGAGCAATTCCAAAGCCTGACTAATAGTAATTTAAACAACAATCCTTCTACGTCTTCGGCAAATTGGGTTTTGTTAAGTTTTGCGTGGATCTCAACGGCAACGTATGCCGATAATCAAAATGCCGTTGGCTCTGACGGTGTGTTATACACTTCCCAACAAGGATCTAACACTAACAAAAACCCTACAGTTGCGGGTAATAGACCTGCTTACTGGGTTGGAACGTCAGCAGATGCGGCAACTAGCGCGGCGGCGGCTGCTACATCTGCAACCAATGCGGCAACATCAGCTTCAGGCGCTTCTACCTCTGCAACTAATGCGGCTACGTCAGCAACCAATGCAGGCAATTCTGCAACGGCTGCTGCTACATCTGCAACCGACTCTGCCGCAAGCGCTGCGGCCTCGGCTGCTACCGCAGGCGCGGCTCTATGGGTAAGTGGACAAACCTACAATGCTGGTGATGCTGCTATATCTTTAGTTAACTTTCTGACATATAGAGCAGAGACAACTACTAGCGGAACGACAGACCCAAGCGCGGATGCAAATTGGACGCAGCTAGGGTATTCATTGCCGAGTCAAACAGGAAATTCAGGCAAGTTTTTGACAACTAATGGAACTGCGGAAAGCTGGGGAATAGTTGAATCATTACCAAGTCAAACTGGAAACGCAGGGAAATATCTTACAACTGATGGCACGGATGAATCTTGGGCTGATGTAAATACTGGCGTGACTTACCCGCAGAATTCACAGTCATCAGACTACACGCTAGTTATTGGTGATGCTGGGAAAAGTATATTCCACCCATCATCTGACACAACTGCCCGAACTTTTACCATACCTGCTAATTCAAGCGTTCCTTTTGCTATAGGCGATGTTATTCTTTTTGTAAACGACAATAATGCAGCGGCTTTAACAATAGCTATTACTTCTGACACGATAGAAGATTTGAGTGGTTCTACCGGAAGCGTTATAGTTAATGGTGGTAACGTCATAACTGTGCTTAAAGTAACTGCAACAAAATGGTTAGTATGGTCGCAAAATCAAAGCGCAGCGTCTGATGGGTTTGCTGCCGTAGCTCATGTAACAAGCCCTTACGTTTCAGCGTATGCGTTTAGCAGCTCAGGTTTCGGATCTAAGTTTGCAAATCCTAGCACTTTGCCAACGCAGAATGGAGAAAGTGTAGCTTTTAGTCCTATAGGTTCTGAAATAGTTGTAGGGCATAATAATTCTCCTTTTATCACAGCGTACCCTTGGAGTGCTTCAGGCTTCGGATCTAAGTTTGCAAATCCTAGCACTTTACCAACAGGCATTGGACATGGTGTATCTTTTAGTCCTTCAGGTACTCAGATAGCTGTGGCCCATACAACTAGCCCTTATATCACAGCGTACCCTTGGAGTTCTTCAGGTTTTGGAACAAAGTTTGCAAATCCTAGCACTTTGCCAACAGGGACAGGGCGAGATGTAAAGTTTAGTCCTGCGGGTACTGAGATAGCTGTTGCGTCTGACGGCTCACCATATATCATAGCGTACCCTTGGAGTGCTTCGGGCTTTGGAACAAAGTTTGCAGACCCAGCCACTTTACCTTCAGGTGCTGCAAAAAGTGTAGCATTCAGCCCATCTGGCGATCAGATTGTTGTTGGTCACAGCGGTGGCTCTTATGTTACAGCATATTCGTGGAGTGCTTCAGGCTTTGGAGCTAAACTCACAAGCCCCAGCTCTACACCTTTTACTGGCGGGTTAGGTATGACATTTAGTCCTGCTGGGACAGAGCTGTTAATTGCTCATAGTTGGTCGCCTTACCTCTCAGTGTACGCTTTCACCGCTTCGGGTATTGGTGCTAAGTTCTCAAACCCTAGCTCTATACCAGCAGGTCAGGGAAATGCAGTAACCTTTAGCATATCTGGAAACGAAGTCCTTCTGGCCCATAACAGTAGTCCTTATGCCACAGCATACTCTTGGAGTGCTTCAGGTTTGGGAGGAAAACTTTCAAATCCTAGCACTTTGCCAACGGGGAATGGATTTGGTATTGCGTTCACCATATAGGAAAAAATATGAAATACAAACTATTATTAGAAACATACAAAGCAGACACTATTGCGAATGCTATGTATGCACGAGAGATGGAATACTTCCATTATGAATTTGACGCTATAAACTTTGAATATCTTATTAATAATGCTCCGCTAGGTGCTGACACTAAAGACATTCAAGAAAGGCTTGCCATCACCCGCACTCAAATGGAAGCAGTAGATAACACCTACAAAGCCTTGGTAGCCCAGATAACAGATCAAGCAGAACACGAAGCAGCAGTAATTAGAACCGCCAAAAAGAGGCAAGAAGATGAGATACATTCAGACAAATAACACGATTTTTATTCGTCATATTTTTGACGAGACCAAAAACATAAAGTGGAATGAATTAACTAATACATCTGTACGAAAGTTGTCTGAATCTCAACGCTCAGAATTTGGAATATCGCGCCTAAAAATGGTTACACCTCCTTTTATTGATATTAACACTCATATTAGAGAGGAAGGTGACGCGATATTGGTAGATGGTGTATGGACTCAGAACTGGATAATAACTGAGTTGCCAGAAGATATAAAAAATTTGAACATAAGACAGACACGAGACTCTAAGTTATTAGATAGTGATTGGATGGCGCTTAGCGATATAACATTATCTGCCGAAATGGCTTATTACCGGCAAGCATTACGAGACATACCTGCACAAGCGGGATTTCCTGACAATATTGACTGGCCTGTAAACCCAATTGTATAGAAAATAATTAACCAAGAAATACCAGAGTAACATCAATGATTGAGATTGGACTAGCACTAACGGCGGCAAAGAAAGCCTTCGATTTGATACAGTCTGCAATCGACACAGGTAAGCAGGCCAATGAAATTCTGGGACAAGTTGGCGATTTTTACGATGCCAAGGAGAAAATCCAAGAAGCCAGAGAAGAACATAAGCGCAAGCCTAATGGGGCTTACGGTGAAGAGTCGGTCGAGTCTTATGCTTTGAAAGTGATACAAGCAGAAATTGCCTGTAATGAGTATGAGACTAAGATTAAAAAAATGTTTATGTCTCAAGGCAAGACTCCGCTTTATAACAAGATGCTTAGGGTTCGATCAGAGGAACGTGACCGTAGAGCTGCGGCTCAACGTGAGCTGTTAAAGATACAACGCGAGAAGTTGCAACGCCAACGCGAGCTGAAGAACGTCATTATTGCCTTGTTTGCACTGGCAATGTGTGCAGGCTCTGCTATTTATATAGCCGCTGTAGCGGTAGGGCAGTAGTATGGAATATCAAGTAATGTTTAACGTAGGCGTAGCTTTGGTTGGCTTTACTGGCGGTTGGATGGTTAATCGCGTTTTTGTCTTGTTGGACAGGATAGACTCAGAAATGAGAAATATTCCAATTCAGTATGTTACAAAAGAAGACTACCGATCTGACATTGCCGAGGTCAAAGAAATGCTTGGTGCGATATTTAAGCGGTTAGAAAACAAGGCTGACAAATGAAACTTGATCCTGTCCTGCTAAAGATTGCGTGTTCTTGGTCTATCAAGGCTTACAACGATATTAATCGTGATGCCATTAAGATAGAGAATAAACTGACCAGCGCTACGGCTTTTGTGGTTAAGCGTAAGACAATAGATATTATTGTTTTTAGAGGAACGCAGGAGAAGCTAGACATCCTAACCGACCTTGCGGTAATCCCAGTTCCTTACGTTAAACGCCTGTGTCATGCAGGATTTGCCATGTCTCACAAGTCTATCTGGTCTGAAATAGAACAGCATATAGATTATGATAAGCGCACTTTAATTTGCGGTCATAGCCTTGGTGGCGCGATGGCAGAGCTTTCAGCAGCTAAGCTAAATGGCAAGCATGACAACTTGAACATTATTACCTTTGGAAAGCCGAATACCTTCTTCAAAGGCTTTAAGCGTCCTATGACACTAGATAATCAAATCTCAGTGGTTCAAGGATCAGACATAGTGCCAAGAGTTCCACGCCTATGCTATGGGCCTAGCAAGTCACAGACTATGCTGTATTTTTCAAACGGTGGCCCTACGATAATAAATCCTAGTAAGTATTACAGAAAGAAAGACCGTGGTGATTTTAAGGACAGGATAGCTGACCACTTGATGGACGGTTATAAAAAATGCTTAGACACTTTTCTTAAGGAGCAAAAAGATGGCAAGGTTGGCGTTAATATTTAGCATGGCTCTGATGGTTTCCTGCACCACAATTGAGCAGGTTCGAGAGAATAAAGAGCTGTACTGCTCTGGCGTGTATAAAGGTATGCGAGCCGTAGGCAGGTCTGCGTTATCGGCTACAACTGGTGTAATTGTTGAGGATGTTTGCGACACGATTGATGAGATCGTAGCCGAAGATGCTTAAACTGGGCAACCTTCTTAAGTCTCTTGCTCCTACTGTCGCGCAGGCCGCAGGAGGCCCATTAGCAAGCATGGCAGTTAAGATGGTCGCATCTAGGATGGGAACGCCTGACGCATCTGTAGAAGAGATTGAGAAGATACTAGAGACGCAGCCAGAGAAGGCGTTATTAGTCAAGCAGGCTGATAATGATTTTCAGAATCGCTTGAAAGAGATGGAGATAAACCTCGAATCTTTCAAGGCTGAAGTAGATGACAGGAAAGACGCAAGAAAGACTTTCGGAGACGATCCAATGCCAAAGGTCTTTGCGATGGTTGCTTTATTAGGATTTCTTGGTTATGTCTTTATGGTCACGATACAGCCGCCAGACGCTAATGATGACGGTGTAGTAAATTTGATTCTTGGTTATTTAGGTGGTTTAGTTTCAGGGATATCTGCGTTCTTTTTTGGCGGCAGCAATGGAAAGAAATAAGATGGATAAACTAATAGCAATGCTGAAGCGCCACGAAGGCGCAGAGACCCATGTTTATATGTGTACTGAGGACAGGTACACAATAGGCGTAGGCCGCAACGTAGATCCCAGAGGCGGTCTTGGCTTGTCAGAGGATGAGATAGACTACCTACTTTCTAATGATGTTCTGCGTTGCATTAAAGAACTGAGCAAAGAATACCGATGGTTTGGCGATCTTGATGAGGTTCGGCAAGAAGCGATGATAGATGTGTTTTTTTGTCTGGGAGCGACACGCTTTCGCACTTTCTCAAAGATGATTAAAGCCTTGGAAGACGCAGATTATAGAGAAGCATCAATTCAACTATTAGATAGCCGCTTTGCAAAACAAACAGGTAGACGAGCAATAGAACTGGCAGAGATGATTGAGACCGGATCTTATGTATGAATATAGCTGCAAGATATCGCGTGTTGTTGATGGAGATACTGTCGATGTTGATATTGATCTTGGCTTTGGGACTTGGCGTTGCAGTGAGCGCATACGTCTTTATGGTGTTGATACTCCAGAGTGCCGCACAAGAGATGCTGAAGAAAAAGCGGCCGGACTCTTGGCAAAGAAATTTGTCGAAGACGCTCTACACATCGGAGGAACTTATAAACTTGAGACTAAAGAAAAAGGAAAGTTTGGACGTTACTTAGGAACTATCTTTTTAACAGATGGCACTTCGATAAACGGAGTTTTAATATCTGAAAATCTAGCTGTAGCTTATAAAGGACAAAGTAAGCAAAAAATAAAAACAGCGCATCAGGCTAATTATAAGAAGCTAAAAAAACGAAAGTTAATTTAGTGCAAAGCGCTTCCATAGTAATGCGTTGTTTGGTAGCTTAAAAACTTGTCACAGACCTCATCGTTACTAAATATAAACTCATCCATATTGGCTAAGTTAAAGGCAATGGTAGCTATATAGTTCAGATCATTCTCAGACATTCTGCCTTCTACTTCTTC